ATCACCTTAATTTAAAAAAGATAAATCCACTTACCGAAAATCAAAGATTAGCATTTAAGTCTTGGAACTCTGGTTATAACTTAATGCTTCATGGTTTGGCTGGAACTGGAAAATCTTATGTGTCGTTATATCTAGCTCTTAAAGAAATATTGAGTAGTGATAGTCAATATAAAAATATCGTCATAGTTAGAAGCGCTGTTCCTACTAGGGACATTGGCTTTCTTCCCGGATCTGTAAAAGACAAAACTAAAATATATGAACTGCCTTACCAAACTATCTGTACTGATTTGTTTGGACGAGGAGATGCATATGAATTATTGAAAACTAAACGCGTACTGGATTTTATGACCACATCATTTATTCGTGGTAACACTTTCTATGATACCATCGTTATTGCTGATGAAGTCAACAATATGAATTTTCATGAACTTGATTCTATCATAACTCGATTAGGTGAAAATTGTAGATTAATGATGTGTGGTGATTATCGCCAATCTGATTTAAATCGTTATGAGAAAAATGATCTTCTCTCATTCATAAGAATACTTGATGACATGAAAGGTTTTTCTCATGTTGAATTTCAAATTGAAGACATCGTTCGCTCTGGTATAGTGAAGGAATACATAATTGCAAAACATAAGCACGGGATTACGTAACAAAATTTTCCAGCGAGAGGAAATGGAATTCCTTGAGCTGGATTCCGTTATGGAAGACAATAAACGATTCTACATGACTCCTACTGGGGAAAAATACCCATCGGTTACAACTGTTCTTGGGAGTGCCTCAGATAAAAGGTGGTTGTATGAATGGAGAAAAAAAGTAGGAGAAGAAAGAGCGAATAAGATATCCAATCACGCTGCTACTCGAGGAACCCGCCTCCACAGCATGTGTGAAAAGTACATGCTCAATGATGAAAACTTTGCTGAGAAGCAAATGCCGTTGACTATCGAGATGTTTAAATCCATACAAAAATATATAGATATGGTTGAAATAGTTTATGGTAATGAAATACCTTTATATTCTCATGAATTGAAGACTGCAGGTAGAACAGATCTTTTTTGTAAAGTTGGCGGCAAGAATGTGATTCTTGATTTCAAGACATCAAGCCGGCAAAAAGATGAAGAAGACATTGAGAGTTACTTTCTTCAGGCTACAACTTATGGGTTGATGATAGAAGAATTAAAGCAAATAGAAGTTCCTAAGATAATAGTATTGATAGCGGTTGAAGGTGATAAGCCTCAATTTTTCATTAAGTCCACCTCACATTATAAAGAAAAAGTAAGAAAGATATTTAAAAACTATCGAGGGTAGTTACTCATGAACATTAAAGTTTATAAGTGTTCAGATGAGGAATTAAGAGATGAAATACGAGACTTATCTTCTCGTGCCCTTGAATATATGTTTAAAAAAAGAAAAAAATTACTTAAAAGCATCTACGTTACGATTAAGCTTGATCATGAAGAAACTGTGAAAGAAAACGCACACGGATTATGTGTCTGGACAGACCATATATATAGACCAAAGAAGTTCAGTATCGTGTTGAGCGATAAGTTAAGTAAGAAACTATTTAGAAAAACTTTACTTCATGAATTGGTTCACGTAAAACAATACATAATGAATGAGTTAAAGGATTGCTACAGTGGTCAGATTAAATGGAAGAAAAAGATTTATGAAGATACTGAAGACTACTATGAATACATCAATACGCCTTGGGAAAAACAAGCGTATAGTGTAAGTGAGAAATTGTATGAAAAATTGTGTACATAAATACAACACTATTATAATATAGATAAAATGCTGGTGTAGCTCAGTTGGTAGAGCTATTGATTTGTAATCAATAGGTCGGGGGTTCGATTCCCTCCGCCAGCACCACTATTGTTAAATATGGAAATGCATCATGTCATTTTTGGTAGCAAACTTACCTCCTATTGAATGTTATATTAGAAAAGAATTTCTATATGATTTTGAAAGAGATGAATCAAATGCATATGGAGTTAAAGGAGCCGGTGAATTTGAACCTTGTGTATGGATTACTGCTAAATCCTTAAAAGGAAGAGCTTGGTATATTGAAAGCTTAATTATCCATTACGGTGGGCTATATGATAAACTTCCACTACATGCATATGTTTGGAAAACTGATGTGGACATTACCCAACTAAAAGAATTAGATATGCTTCAGTTGTGGGATTGCTTTGGTTATGAGTTTGCTATCATAGAAAAAAACAATCTAAGAGGTCTTAAAGTCAAATATAAAGACAAATTGGGCGAATGGAATTTTGGTAACTATATGTTTACAATTGATAATGTAGTTAGTGATGCGAATATTCTAGATACGACTTTTACTCAAATTCCGTCTGAACATAAAAGCTTTAATTTTATTAAACTTGATAATGGCCAATTTGCCGCTCAACCAAATAATCGTATCATCTGGTTTGAACCGAGTCATACTCCTTCTAAGTTGAAAAAACCTGACTTCAAAGTCAGTACAACTGTTTGGTCTGTAGAAGACAAACCAAAGTGGAGAGTTGGAGATTCGGATGACTATTTTTATGAAATAAAAGAGGAAGATGATACATTACTCCCTTAAATAAGGAGAATCTAATGTTAATAAGAAAAATAATTTTAAGCATAATTTTTTTATTGCCTATCACCGCCCACAACGAAACGTTAACGCCTACACAGCTAATTAGCTTGTTATCAAAACAAGAAAGCTTGTTATCAAAGCAAGAATTGGTCGGCTATAAACCATATAAGAAAGTTCTTGATGAAAAACAACTAAAGTGCTTAACTGATAATGTATACTTTGAAGCTGGTAACGAAGAGTCGGAAGGAAAAATAGCAGTAGCTTTGGTCACTTTAAACAGATTAAATCATGACCATTTCCCTAATTCTATATGTGAGATAGTATACCAGAGAACCAGATGGAAGTGCCAATTTACTTGGGTGTGTTCAAAGAACAGGCGAGTAAAGTATTGGCCAAATTATTTTCAAAGCAAGAAGATAGCAGAGTACGTCATGATGAATTATAACATTATCGACGATAACACAAATGGTGCTATTTTCTTTCATCAGAAAAAGATCCCTTATCCTTTTATACGTATAAAAGTTAAACGAACCGCATTAATAGGAAAGCATATATTCTACAAATTATGAAAAAGATAAAAATTAACTCAGTTAAATCGGTTCAAGATTTCATCAAAGAAATAGATGCACTTGCTAGCCAACACCGATTAGACTACATCGACGCAGTAGTTCACTACTGTGAAATAAACAACATTGAAATTGAAACAGCTGCTTCTCTAGTTAAAAGCTCGAGTAAGATTAAAGCAAAGATTCAATTAGCAGCAGAAGAAAAGAACTACATAGCAAAGAGCGCTAAACTACCAATATGATGATGGAACCGTTTGACGCATACAAAAAATACTTGGCACTGAAACAACATTTTACACGTGATAGCTATGACTACCACAAGTATAATGGAAAAGTCAATGCTAAGAACACCTCGTTTGAAGTACGAAAAGACAAGTACATGTTCTATAAGCTTTCTAAAAAGAAAGACGTAGAAGGCTTCCTGATTGCAAATATGGTGCATGACGACAAGGCTTGGATAGGAGATCTCCTGTCTTCTGAATCCGAAAGGGTTTATATCGAGTGGCTTAAGCGTCAAGAATCATTGTCTTATGTATTTCAAAACGATCTGTCTAAACTAGACAACGACATGAATGTTAATTTTAAAATCAACGATGGAGAATACCCTTATGCTTTAGTTTTGTATATGAGAAAAGAGATATGTATAGAAACTCTAATCATCATTGACAGTATCACAAAAATCTTTAAACACTGGAACAAATCAATCGTTGATCCTGTTCTTTGGCCCGACATTTATAAGAAGTGTTTGAAGTACGAAGCGTTTCTTAAATTTGATAAGAAGGCATATGCAAATTTGCTCAAAGACAGATTTTCTATATAATTATTATTCTATATGTGATAGAATAAATAAGTTTGTGATATTCACTCTTGAATGGATATTTAATGAACAGAGAATATCTACATATAAGAAAATATACACATACGCTGTAATACACTGTAATACGAGGTAAATATAAATGACAACATCTTTTGCACAACTTAAAAACAATCGTCAGTCACAGTTTGAAAAGCTCGCCAGCGAGATCAATAAGCAAGGTGCTTATGAGTCCAAGGACGACAATCGTTTTTGGAAGCCTGAGACTGACAAGGCTGGTAATGGGTACGCAGTGATTCGCTTCCTGCCCGCACCCGCAGGCGAGGATACTCCTTTTGTTCGTATCTGGGATCATGGATTTCAGGGTCCCGGTGGTTGGTATATTGAAAAATCACTAACC